AAAATTGTCACGCCGAAATTGTCGTGATACGAAATCCGATCAGCGCCACCAGTAGATCCACTACTAACTATTATCTGCGTCCCTAAACCGCCACCATTAACAAGAAATAGTGGAACAAAAGTCGTCAGTATTCCGTTGATAAATACTTGAGCCGCCCCCAATCCTGCTGGAACTACACATTCCCAACGGAAAAATTCGTCGAAAGCGACCAGAGGATTTCCTCCGGTGCCGTCCATTATCACAGTATTTCCAGGATTATTGTCTGCCTCAACAAGTTTAAGGTTGCTTGCATCGCTATCAAACAATATGCCGTAACGTCGGTTGCCTGTAACTAATGGATTTTCTGCTGCGTTAACTTGTAAGCCAGAGAAAAATCCGTTGAAGCCGTTAACCGTATCTAGTCTAGCTGTCCCGCTATAAGATGCACCGAACGCATTAATGTCTGTCCAGTTCTGAGCTGTAAGCGTTATTTTCGATGTCGTTGATCCATTCGTCACATCATCATTATGTCTAACAACCTGCTTTGACTCTCCAAAAACAGTCTGCGTAACTAAATCAATAGTTGCAGGACCGGTAGCGGTATCCGTCCAACCCTGTGCTGCAGGCAATGCCAACTCGCCGAAGAACCGAACATTGGTCGAAGCAAAAGTTTCCTGCGCAACAACGGTTGCCGCGTCTTCCGTTAAAAACGTTTTCCATATACCACCACTAAAAATCTCAGCCTTATCAACGGTCGTGTTGTGAATTTCTAATCCGGGCGCAGGAGATATAATTGCATCCCTCTGAACCGTAGTCATTCGTGGCGGTAAGAATCCTTCGGTTGTGCTACTGAGATCAAGGATTGATGTAAAGTCTGGATTCGTTGTTCCAATGCCAACCGCGCCGTCACTCTCAATAACCATCTTGGTTACATTTCCGTTAACTCGGAACTGGAAGCCATCCTGACTGCCCGGATCATTATAGAAGATACCGCCTGCTAAATTACTGGAGGGTTCTCCAAACAATATACCGCTGGTACTTATATCAGGAGTTAGAATTGACAGATACCCTGCACCCGCACTTTCAAAGGTGGCAATCGTGCCTGCAAATGCTGTTACTGTCCCTGCGTCTCCACTTGTAACGTGTAGTTTTGAATCAGGGGTTGTTGTAGATATACCAAGGCTTCCTGTACCATTGGGAGATAAATTGATATTTCCGTTAGTATCAGTTGATGAAATAGTGTTGTCGTCTAATCTGAGATTATCTACGTCAAGCCTAGTTCCTATCTCCACTTGGTTGGAAGTTATTTTAAGGGAATTAACAGCAGCACCGCCCAAAATCTTAAAGGCATTATTACCGCCTACTTCTGTTATTGAAAAGTCACCGAGGTTATTTTTAACTATAAACGTTTTATCGTTATCAGTATCGGTCAGTAGCAATTGTGAGGTGACACCTGCAATTTCTAATTGATCCATGACTTTTACAACTCCAATACCCGCTGTAAAAGCATCAAGTATTAAGTCGCCATCAATATTAAGTACAGAAATTGTATTTCCGTTGATGTCAATATTATCAACGGTTAGCTGAGTTAGCCCTGATAAAGCACCTGTAATCGCAACGTCTTTGGCAAAGGTAGCTAATTCGCTTCCTGCTCCCCCAGACAAGGTTAGGTTGGTGGTTTCCTGATCGCTGGTAAGTCTAAAGCGAGCGCCTGTTTTTGATGTTCCTACAGTGAAATCACTAGCTGAAAAACTCCATACCATGAACGCGCCAAAGTTGTCGGAAGGCGTACCAAAGAGAAGTCTTCCAAAGTTTGCATCAGGCGTTAGTATCGAAATACCATTGTTTCCCGCATCCTCTACAACAAGAGCGTTTGCTACAGTGCTTGCGGTTACTAGTCCTGCGCTTCCCGTATGCACATGCAAAGTGCCATCGGGCGGTACAGCAGTACCAATAACTGTTTTAAGGAAAGTAGGTGTACTGAGAATTGTTACACTTTGGTCAAGGAATGCATGATCACTTCCATCCGAACTTCTGTGAGCATTGTTCAGCACGACGTCAGAATGATCTTTGCCGTCAGAACTTCTATGCGTTGTGTTCAGGTCTACATTTGCGCCATCGACCGATACATCCCGGCCGTCCACGTTGCCCGGCACCGTGAGATTTGCAAAAGTAGGACTGTCCAGAGTATTGAGCGCCTGGCCGAACTCGAGCGCCGTGCCGCCTGTGTTGCCTTGCACAATAAGATTGGCTGATATAGAACCCGGAGTGTCGGTAAGTTCTATCCATTTATCTAATGCGCTGGCAATCCATGATGCATTGTCAGCGGCTTCAGCAATATATAATATATTATTGGTCGAATCCCAATACAACTCACCAATAACACCGGCTGTGACTACGCCATTCGGATTGCCCGTAGAAACCTGTGATCTACCGATATGTAGTTCGTCGCCGGTCAGATTTTTATGTAGCGTGCCCATTAGAATTAATTCGTGTAGATAGGATCAAATGATGTGTTAAAAATGTGATCAAGAGCAATGGTATAAATGAGGTTTTCTGTAACAACGATTAAAGGACCTGTTTGATTTGTCAATTCCTCTGTCAAACTGGGATGAAAATGCCGAAACAATCGACCTCGATCATCATAAGTCTTTCCATCTGATTTAAATATACTCATGATCGTGACCCAAACACGACAAAGTTAACAGCACTAGCCGTGGTGGTCTCAGCCTCAAGACTATCACCTATTTCCAAGGGAAGATTATCACCAGGTTCCAGGTATTCACCACCCTCATTCTGCAGCAATTTGAATTGGCGAATTTTTCGCGAGGAACCAAATCTCTCTTTAACGAATAAAATTGCCGTTTGTTCGCTAACGTTCTCATTGAAAAATGTTATTTTCTCAATAATTGCCTTTGAGGTTGGCAATACATCAGCATCTTTGACCTCAAATATCGTGGTGGAAGCTACTTTCAATTGTCCGCTTGCTAAAATAGTCATGTTATTTTACCTTGTAACTATTCCTTTTAGTCTATATATCAAGGCGCGTTCGTACTATCAAAAGTCATGGTTGCCGTCGCAATGATATTGGTGCCGCCGGCATCATCGGAAATCTCGAAAAATACCGTGGTCCTTTTAAGACCTATCGAAGATTTCTGATTGTCGTAGATTCTGTCCGCATTCAATTGTAAAAAACCCGTACCGGGATCAACCTCAAGCGAGCCGCCGTTTAAGATTGTGCGTTGCGCAAAGAAGTTGCCAACCGGGCCGTTTATATTCCACTCACCAATGATCGCACTGAATCCGCCATTGGGCTGAATGGTATATAGAATGCCATCGTTATCAAGCTTGATACCCGAATGACAAGTAGCTCCAAAACGAATATTACTCACAGTGCGATTAGTGATGTTGGCTATATTACCAAGAATATTTTGCTCACTCTGCCAATTCTGATGTGACAACATTATGTGAATGCCTGACTAAAGCTACCTCGCCACTCGGTGCCGGCATCGATGGTGCGCAAAGTTATTTCATCAATGGCGCCGTTTGAGGTGGTGATAACCGGCGCCGTGCCGGCAGGCCACTTAACAGATGCTGGCCAGGTGACTGTGAAAGCCCCTCCTGCACCATCTTGGATAATCTTGATTACGAACTGTCCATAATTGCCCGTTGCCGGCGGATTGCTCAGTACTACAGATGTCACGTTCTCGGTGAGCGTGGTGACAAACGAATTACCCGTGGTCAGATTAAGTGTCAACACACCTGCAGCACTAGAAACAGAATTATGTTTGATTGCATAATCGAGCAACAATGCACGCCGCAGTTCCTGATCCGACATTTGCACAGCGGCCGTAAATGTCTGGATTGCAATGAATGTGTTAGTTCTAGCAAGCTTTGCCCAGTCATCCGAAATCTCTTTCAGTACTAGTTCGACATCTTTGGCTGTGAAATTCCCGGCCGTGTCCAGTACACTGACTAAGGCTGCAGCAAGAGCAGCGATACTATCTTCGGGCGCGAATATATCAATCGGGCCATAGATATTGGCACCAGCAGAAGTCTCAAGCGTTACCGTAGCCTTTATATCAAGAAAGATATTTGGAAACAGACCATCCGCATCTGCAAGTACGGGATCAGTATTAGCCGCAGTGAGTCCAGAATCTGAAAAGGTGGTTTTTGCTGTGGATGTGCCGAAGTCAAAGAAAAACAGTTTGGCGCCACCAAAATTGGCAATGCCATCACCTACCCTAGTTCTTGGCTCAACAAATCTATAGGCCACTATCTTTCTCCTTGAGCGGCAACGGCACTTAATGATGCGCCAGGTATAACACCAGCCGTCGGCCTAACCGTTTCACCAGCAAGTCCAGAACGTCGAGCGACCTCACTTAATGCCACCCTTCTCAGTGCCGGTCGCGCTATTGTTCCAGCCAGTGGTAACAATCCGGCCGGCCCTGCGCCAAGTGAAAGTGCCGTGCCGGTAATACCAAGAGAGGTGCCGCCAACAGCCAGGTCCAATGGCGAAAATGCTTGTGCAGTGCCGGTAAATAATCTTGATACTGATGGAAATGTATTAGCAAAATCGGCAATTGTTCTGAGATCACCAGATAATGGCTTACCTTTCTTCAGTTGCGCCGCAAGTTGTGTAGCCGATACTTCGCCTGTTATTCGACCTTGCAAAGCTTCTTGCACCGAATATGTTTCAGCGATTTGCTGACGCGCTTGTCGAAAACCATCAACCAGGGCAGGATCACCACCCCTGCCAAGATGACGTTCCATTACGCCCTCAACCGCATCTGATGCGGCCCGGTAAGCGTTGCCGAGTGACTTATCGCCGCCCCGGAATGCGACGTCTGCTCTATTGCGTAACAGGCTTATGGCATCAATACCCGCGCCGGCATCAAACTCAGCCACACGCAGGCCATCAACAATATCAATGATTTCTGATTTCGCTAGTTCTGGAAAGTCTTTAGCGGCGCTCCTGAAACGAGCAGTTGCTGCCGACAAGTCTCTGCGAAATGCAGTATCGGTGAAAACCTGACCCACGCCCCTGACAGCTTCATATGCCTGGCCGGCCTGTTGACGTATGCCCTGTAACACATCGATGGTCACTGGCACATTTTCGGGCAGACCCACGGCACGACTGGCAAGTTTGTTTGTGACCGCCTGATTTGTTTCTATGGCTTGCTGCCCGGTCTTGATCTTGCCGCCAACACCTTCAGCTAAACCGGCAGCGCCGGCCTCACCACGCACTGACGGTGGCGTGACATAGCCCTCTTCGGCTGCTGATGCAGCTACTTGTTGACGTGGGGTTGGTTTGGGCGCCGCCTTAGTCACAGTAGGACCACGACGTAATCCAAACAGTGCCGGTGCGCCCAAAATAGCGGTCTTGACCAAGGTAGCACCCAACACATCTTCTGGCTCGCCCGTTACCTCACCAGCAACGTCTGCAAAACGCTCCAAAGCCTCCAATGGCGCAGCAATGGCTTCCGAGGCACGCCGACCGGGTTCAGTCATCGTACCTCGAGCACCAGCGCCAATATCCTGAAAGCGCTCGATCACAGCCCTGCCAGCACCCGCCGGATCAGCGCCGCCTCTAATGGCCTCAAACGCCGTAACTGGAATAGCGGCTACACCACCGGCTGCCGTGGCTAAACCGCCGACACCGAGTTCAAGTGCAGCCTCTGGAATACCACGAATATCACTTAAGGTTTGGCCGACTACCTCCGCAGCACCACGTAAAACGCCGGGCTGATCTTCTGTCAAGGCGGCTTGCTCGGCCTCTAGCGCAGAGATCATGGACAAACGCTCCTCACGTGTAAGACCAGTGGCAACTTGTCGTTGCCTGGCTTGTGCTATGGCAATAGCTTTTTGCTGTTCTAGACTGAGATGAGCCATATTACTACTCGAACAATGCTCGTTGTTCGGGCGTCATAAACTCGAGTAATGCAGGATCAACGGCATCTTCTGGCGCAACACCTGGCTCAACTCCACGCCGTTGCTGCCGCAGGAAACCGGCAATACTTCCACCTTCATCAAGAAAATCGATTTGTTGTTCGTAATATCTCTGCAGTTTTTCTTGTGCAGTTTTCTTTTCCTGCAAAAATGTAATTAGTTCTGGCGGCTGTAGATTTGTCGGCAATGCCGTGGCACGTGCCAGATCCAACTCGCCCTTACTGAGAGCGCCAAAGGTAACGGAACCAACTACGTCCAGTGCCAATTCGCCCTGGATCTGATCCAGTATCACCGATGACTCGCGTATTGACGGGAAAAACCGGCTTTCGATCGCACCTGTTGAGGCACCACCTTCCAAAGCTGAAATAGCCCGATCAATATTGCGCACGTTCTTGTTAATATTCTTGATGCTGGCAAAGCCTTTATCAATGGTTGTTGCTCGAGACGCACCAGTACGTTCGGCAAACTTGGTGCGCTCTGCTAAGGTCTCGCGTAGTTCGGCAATCGCCTCAGCTAACTGTTCGTTAACAGCGATGGTCTGTTCGGCCGAACCAACCGCACGCGGATCTACGCCCAACGCAACCCTGGCAGCTCCTTCTATTTCTTCTCCTTCTAATCCAGCGGATTCAACCAGACCACGAAATGTTTGTAACGCAAACGGCTCAACAGTTCCACGCTGCAGTCCAAGAAATTCTTTAGTACTCAGCGCAGCCGATTGCACAATATTCAGTGTACGATTCTGTTCCTCTGGCGCCATACCGATCAGGCTTAAGGTGTCGGACATATCTCGACCCTGCGCCTCTCCTTCAGCGACTTGTCGTAATATCACGGCTTCCCGGTCTTGAGGGGCCGTTTGTAATATTTCACTGGCGCGACGCGATGCATCTTCACGTTGCGCAGAGGAAGTCGCACCCATGTTCTTGAATAGTGTGTCAGCAAGCTCCGGATTCAACTGAAACAGTCGATCAGCCGCTTGCCTGGACTGTTCGCCAGTGCCTTGCTGCACCACACCGATTAGTTGCTGTATTTCCTGCTGTTGCCTGGTGGCTTCCTGATTAGCCTCGATTTCCTGCCGGCCAAGTTCAGCCTCATTGGCCGTGATATCGCGCTGCGAGCGTATTGTTTCAATCTGTGATTGCGGTATGCCAGAGCCAAACGATACCAGCCCTTGTCCAATTCTTGACAACAGACTGCGTGGCGACCGAGTTGCTGTGGCCGGTCCAGCCCGACTAACTGGAGGACCACCCGCAGGACCAAGTGAAGGACCAGCAATTTCCTGATGTGGCATTTTTATGCTCCCGGTTAGATAAACGCTTGTGCAACACGCGTCAAACTACTACGACGTCGTGCCGCGACATTTTCAATGCCGGCACCACGCGCCTCACCACGACCGCCCAACAAATCGGCAATATTCGCTGAAATCTGCCCACCAAAGCCTGCACCGGCCGTGGTTGCCTGTAACCCTCTGCCGGCTACTCTGGATAACCTGTCTTTACGTTCACCTAAAAACTGTGCGGCAAAACCTGTGCCACGTCGCTGTAATTCTTCAAGAATATTACCGCCGCCGAGCTCACCCGAAACAGATGCAGCTCGATTCGCCGCCCGCAAGCCCCGCTCCCGTAAGAATGCCTGCCCAGGAGACTCGGTAAAGCCTGCAATGGCTTCCTGTTCGGCCTCCGGACCACGCAGACCGAGAAATTCGGCCTCACGCTCACCGGCCAGCCCACCACGTTCACGAAAACCAGAAAAGTCTTCTCGAGTCAGGTCAAATTGACGCCGCTGCTCTTCAATGCCCTCGGTAATGCCTCTCTCACGGGCCTCTGCGGCACGCTTTTCAGCACCTCCCGTAAAAAGATCAGTTACAAAACTCATGAGTGCAACCTTCGTCTGATAAACAAGTCCTTGTTGCCTGATTCCAGCAATCGAAACCCTAACTGTCGCGCAAATAGCGTGACGTGGCGCAATTTGGGGTCAATTTCGGCATAAATGCACGCACATCCATCATCGAACATGCACTGAATCGACTCTTCTATCGCAATATACGCTAATCGACCGCGCTTAGATGGCAATATGTTGGGGTGAATCTTAACTCCATCCCTGAAACAGTGAAACATGATCACACCATCGCCATCATTGACCAGAAAATACATCACTTGCGGCAAATACATCGTATCGAACGGCGCCATGTGTTGTGGCGCGATGTCTTTCCAGATATCCGGATGTGTCAACACAAGATTGACTGCATCCATGTCGAAAGTCTGCCGAATCATGTCAACAACTCTTTAGCCTTGAGATCAGCAATCAATGTGGCAGCAACATCAGCTAACTCCAGTATTGCATCACGAATATTTTCAACCTCGTCCTTCGTGGGTGTTGCGGATATAGTGCCAGCCGCAGCATCGGCATCAAAAGTTCGATCTGTAGTAACATTGCTAGTTGTATAAGCGCTGGTCACTTCTGTGAGATCATTCGAAACATCAACCAAATTCTCAAGCAATGAGGCAAAGCGTAAGCTGGCAAGACCGTCCTCACCGACCAAAGCTTCACTGCGAGTTGTGACAATAATGGTCACATCTGCTCCGCTTGTGATGCCGTTACATCCAGACGCAAAAGCGTACTCTTTACGGGCTCAGTAGTGGTAAAGCGCAACACCCTGTCCCTGGGAATACGGCCCTGTTTGCGCCATGACGGTATTTTCTGATAATTACCAATCTTGCCATAGGAGCGCGTACCGACTACCTCAAATGATCGCGCCCCATTATCCGAAATCTCCATCTTTAATTGCGGGTCCAAACCTGCAATGGTGCCAACTCCGGATTCCATCTTCGCCTTAATCTCACTGGCAAATAATGGAAACTGATCGGACTGAAACGGCATTGATGTCTTTTGTCTGAATATGGTATCGCCATACTCGGTATGCACGTCCTTTTCCAGCACACCAATGCGACCATCAACCGAATCACCGACAATGATATCGCCATACGCCGATACCACGTCTGTGACGCGCCATTTGCCGTCTACCACACCAGTCTGTCGCTCGTGCCATTCATCGCGTCCCGACAATGCACTGGTAGTAGCGTCATAAATAAAGGTCTTGGACGCTATACGCGTCGATTCAAAGGTAAAGGCTAAAAAGAAGTTGCCACCATAGGCATAGGTAAATGCAAACGCGTTTGCGATCTCATCCTCAGTAAACTCCTGAATGGCATTATCAATAGCCGATGTCGATATCTTTCTAGGTGAACCTTCCATGCGATATACGGCCGTCAATTCGTTAACGTCACCGCCTAGCCATACAAAAGAGTTGTCGAAATCGATAATGCCGAATTTTGCATGTAAGCCCTTTTGTATGTCACCACCTGGCACCCGCTTATATGGAAAGCCTGTACCACCAATATTCTGGAATAATTCAAATGTATCCTCTCCTGGCACCCACAATTGGTTATGATTGACATGAGTGGCAATGATCTTATCCGGCCTGACTTCGGCACTGCCAAAGTCCAAGGCATTATAGGAAGTCGGGTCATTGAGCTCGGACACGAAAAAAGTATTGCCATCTGTAGCAGTGAAATTGAAAAAACCGTCCTTGAAACTGACGGTATCAGCTACTCCCGTTCCTTCGGCATTAAAATCAGTATCTGTTATTTCGGCCAGTGTGTCGGTAGTATTGTCGAAGGTATAAGCCTTGACTCCGGGCACAACAATAACCAGAAAGCGGCCATTATTCGCCAACGACACCCGACCAGAACCATCAATTGTGCCGTGATTAGTGACCACATTACTGGAATCAAACGAGTACAGGGCGTTCTCGTTAATGAAATACGGCACACCATTAACGACTTGCGCGCCGCGGTTAATGCCGGTAATGGTTGCGCCTGTGAGTGTGCGGGTAGAAATACCACGCACATCAAACAGCGCACGAATATTCAGTGCTGATGCTTGTGGGATGATCGGTTCCCAGTTAATGCAGCGCTGTGCAGCCAGCGGCAGGGAATCCGACTGGTAAAAGCCTGTTGCTATTTCTAATTGCATTGCCGGCGTGCATTCGATGGATAGAATCTGGAATCACGCAAATTGCCAGGTGCATCGCCATCACCGACAAAGTTATTGTCCTCGTTGCCACTGCCAACCGGCAAGGTGTCCGGAAACTGCGAGGGATTAATTGCAATGGACGCACGCAGAGAGTTCTTGCTGCGCCTTGCGCGCCTTTTCAGTGCCACACTTGGTGTGCGGCCGTATTCTGGCGCAATATAGATCGCCAAGTTGGCTTTCATGGCGCCGATCGAGCCTAAATCTACAAATATCTCATCGGCGGTATCATCGAGCGATTCATAGCCGACATCGATACCGTCGACGTTCCACTCGTTCATCATGTCATTGAGTGCAGCCAGTCCGTCCACACCTTCGGCCGGTGTTACACCCGATTCAGCGACACGAATTTCAAGCAGTGACAATGCACCCGTAACAATATCAAGGACTGTGGTAACCATAGTTTGCTTTCCCTTTGATCAGGTGTAGCAAAAACTCGTATATATCAGCGTCCGACATATCGTGCATCACTGAGAGGAAATACATCGTTGTTTCCTCATCGGACATTTCCGCTACAGCAGCCTTATGCCAGGAAAGGGAGCCGGGCGCACCGCACCCGACATCCCCGTCTTGAACATAAGCCTTCGCGTTTATGCTACACCGTAACCGTGGCCCGCGAAGAACGGGTTAAGGACCGCATATGCCGGCAGCAGATCAAACCTGACCTTCTGCACGTTCGCATCACCATCCGCATACTTGCTAACTCGCAAGCTGAAGCCGTCCTGTGTGGTCACCGTAGTGTCCGTCGAGAACAACTTCGGCAGCTTCACCGATGCCAGACTGAAAGCCTGCGGGTGATAGAACAGATTCGGCTGAACCGTGGTGGCCGAAGGCGTGATGATAGTGGCTATCGCATCGTCCGCAATCGCAATATCGACCGTGTCGTACTGCTTAATTGTGTCGAAGATTGCCGGAGACGATACGGTGAACGTGATTACACCCAACGAGGCCGTCGCGTCAGCCAAAGTCACACCGCGCCACGGGATTTTCGCGCCCGAGGCATCCAGTGCCGGGTTTCTTGTCGCCTGGTTCAAAATGGAACTAGTCGGGATCTCAATAACCGAACCTGCAGAAACCACCGCTGAAGCGGTTATGGCATCGATAACGATCGTCTGTTGCATCGTATCCTTTGCAGCCACATACGTCGGCGTCGGAGCACCCATAACCGCTCCGACTAGGTCCGCGGACGTCGCTTGGGTAACCGAGGCCAACGCATTCGACGTTAGAGCCCGCAGTCCACCAAAGTCACGACTGATCTGCGCCTTCTCCCACGCAGTCTGCACTAGGGAATCAGCCGCGGTGAGTGCATTTTGCAGATTCGCCATTGCGACCTGCTCGAACGGGTTCATGATGTAATACCACGGCATATCGCTGGGAACACCAGTAGCTGCCATCAACGCACCCGCGTTGGCGACCTCTGACCAGGCATTAATAGCCTGACCGGGCGTACCCTGAACCATGCCGGAGTTCTTCATCATGAAACTTGCGAAGTCCGTTTCCAGGTCCGTGACAATGCGCCGAGCCATTGGTGCCAGGATCTGATCAAGCTGATCCAACTCCAGCGCCTCTTCGACATTGTTCCAATCAACGGTAGTGGTGAAGTACTGCTGCACTGTCGCCGTTGCCTTACCGGAGATAATGCTGTCCTTTGTGATGCCGGAAACATCACCAGCGGCTGACCGGGTCACGGTGTAGTCGTGCGGACGCTTGATGTCCACAGTCGTGCCACTTGCCGGCGTGAATTTACCCTCGAAAAGCTGCGTGTTGACGGTCTTGGTGATCACTCGATTTGACTCGAAATGCTTCAAGAACACGCGCATCAGCTTGCGGGTGACGTTACTCGTGAGGTCGTTGGCCATGCTCTAGCTCCTAATCATTCGTACTTGGCCCCCTCTTCCCATTCTTCCTTCATTTCAGGAGCCCCACCACCTTTGAGAGTGATGGGTGGGTCAGGCGCGGTACTTGTTTGTGGTTTCAGCAAAGAGGCTTTGGCCCTGATATCACCATTCAGATGATTGACCAGCTGCAACACAGACATCCCGTTCATTTCCTCAAGTTCGACAGGATTGTCAGCGAGATACTGTACAAACAACGGCCCATCCGGATCTTCCAACAAAACATCCTGAAAGTTCTCAGATATACCGTATGCAATGACCGTATCCGCCGCTTTTTTCGTTACAACCGGATTCAGACCATGCGTGACCATATTGGCGTCAAAACCTGCGACCTTCTCTTTGATCGCTGCCTCTTCACCGGCCAAGCGAGCCTCGTCCTTTTCTTTCCGTGCTTCCGTTTGCCGTGTTACTTCCGCGCCTTGTTCCGCTTTTGCCACAATTTTCTCGTCACGTGCCGCTACATCCGCTTCGTAAGTTTCCGAATCCCGATTAGGCACAGGCGGTATTTCGACCTTGACCTGTTGTCCTTTCAGATCATCCAGTTCTTGCTGTAGACCGTCCGCCCGCTGTTCCGCTGTTGTCCTGCCGCGCTCCTCGTCTCTGAACTTCTTGTGCTGAACATTGACGTCTTTCTGGTGCTTATCCAGGGCAATAAAACCATCGTGCGTTTCTTCCGGTGGCGTTTCCTCGCCGGGTCCTGCCTCTTCACTTCCCACATTTAATTCAGGATCTTGCATTGCTACTTACTCCGCTTTAAGGCTGTTCCGCTTGCGACTCTCGTATCTGAGCCGCTTGGTCAATAAATGCTTGTACTCCGCCTGGTCCACTGATGGTCTCAAGGCCCATTGCCTCGCGCATCTTCTCCCAGGTATCGGCGTGCTTGTTCAATACTTCCGCTGACATCTTGATGAGTTCCATCGCCTCTTTCATCGAGGCGCGATCGTCATCACGCTGTGCATTCGCTATTTTCTCATCCAGTTCCCGATCTTTGCGTGCTTCCGCAATGGCCGCTATCTGAACCTTGTCGTCCGCATTCTCAGCCTCTGCCCGCAATGCCTTTTCAAGTGGATCTGGCGGCGGCTCTGGCTGAGCCTCGAGGAACTCTTTCTCATCGTCCGTCATTTGTTCCTCGGGTATTTGACCGGATACTAACATCTTTTGCCGGGCACGCTCTGCAAGTACGTCAAAGCCGGGGGCATTAACGCTCTTATAGAACACATCACGACCATCTTCAATGATACTGGGATCAATACCAGCGATTTCAACAACGGAGTTCACGGTCTCAGTCTGACGATTCTTGAAGGACTTCGACACGTTGCAGGTAACATCGTACACACCCTTTGAAAGATCAATAACCTCAACAGGCTCGCCAGTTTGCTCATCGATAATGCGCTCATTCAATGTGACCATTTCGTCGCTCTGATCTTCATTGATAATACGCACTTGCCGCTTGGTATCGTAAACCCTGGGAATAGCCAGCATCAGAATCTTGCCAGTATGGCACAAGGCAATCTGTTTTGAGCGAGTGTACTTGTAATTACGGGTATCACCACGGTTTTGTTTCAGCTCTACCGCAAGACCAGACTGCAGGCCCAAAGGCTGTCCGGGCAACTGATCTATGCCGGCCGTTGACTGCAGATTCTGCAGCATGGACTGACTTGTTACCTCAAGTCCGGGATTAATCTCCGCCCCACCTATCTTGAACGGCGGCGGCGCTTCCGGATCAGGCTCCCATGGCAATACCGGATCAGAACTGACATTAAGCTGCTCCCATGCAACACGATCACCACCAATTTGTGTCTTTGTGGCAAGAATCTTGGCAAGCGGTGCCAATGCCCCCTCTTCGACCTTGCGACTTTCGGTGTAATTATAGATGCGCTGTGCATCCATCTTCTTGGTGACAATGCCCCAATAATTACGGATCTTGCGGCGTATTGAAAAGTTGGCGTATTCCGGCACAATCGGAATCAGTTCAAACACTGTGTCCTGCACTTTCGTCAGCCAGTCATCGCCATCGAAGATGCGTGTCTTGACCTGATCCATTTCCCGCTCACGACTGCGCACCTCTGTCGCACCTTGCTTGGCGAGTTCGTCCTTGATCTTCTGGAATCGTTCGTCATCAACATACACAGCGCCATTGGACAACTCGACAATGCGCCGCGTGATCTTTTCCTTGTACAGAATCTCACCAACTACAACCACTTCTGCGACACGATCCGTTGACGAAATATTGTCGCCAACACTGACCGATTTGCCTTTGCCTTCGGGAAACTCTTTCTCATAATCCGACTTGATCATGGCCGTCAGAACAAAGCAGTAATTGGCATCCTCATGCGTCTGCAACATGGAGTTCGGATCAAACCACACACGATCCACATAGTCTGCAATGGGATCGATAAACAAGTCTTGATCAAAGGTATTGTTCTCGCCCCAGCGTTGATTCACACGCCAACCATCCAGGCCGGCACGCACAGTAAATCGTGTTGATGCATCATAAATATCGCTAGCATTCGAGAGGTTCTGGATGTTGCGGATCAAGCCGTCATAGGTCTTGGCCAAATCCTTGGTCGCATCACCGCCCGCCGGCAGGATCTGAATGTCGAAATCCTTTTGCTCAATAGCGCCGGCAATGTCATCGACCAGATCATTGCATTTGTCCAGCGTATAACGCGGCCTGCCCTTGAATGCTTTGGCCGCAAGGTCATCCCACTGACCGTCCTTGTCATCGAGAAATGTATGTACCTCACGCACAATATCGCGCACATCTGATTCATTGGACTGGGCCTTGCGCAGCAGCGTCAGGACTGCGCCGTGACTTTCGAAACCCTTGTCAGTATCGTCGTCAGCCATTATTTTCTCGCAACACTTCTGCCGCTTTCTCGAATATGTCGGCAGCAACCAGCTTATCGACGCCCTCATTCAATTCAATGAGCCACTGGGTCTTCCCTGTATCCCCAATCCGAACGCCAGTTATGAATGATTCAAGCTCATAGTCTGGTTTTGCGTGACGACGATCTAGAAACGATTTAACCATAAACACTCGCAAACTTTAGCGGTGCGTCCGATTGCTTGGGCGGTGGAGTGGCAAGGCTCATCATCATGGAATCAGCCATGTTCGGTGATGCAATTGCTGGCTTTTGACGTGCCATTTCTTCCTTACTCATGATTTGAATCAGCCCAATGCCATTCGGTCTCCTCGGTATTCTACACACTTCGGCTCGCAATGCAGCCATATTAGAGATGTTGGACGATAAGCTGATGAGTTCATCAGGATCGATGTATTTGCCTTTCTCCACTGCTTGGTAAGCTTTGTAAAACCTATCGCGTAACATCCAGTAGTACTGCGCACGTCTATTCTTGAACGTCTCCTCGTTGCTCTTCGCCCTCACATTCGAATGGCTATCGACCCGCTGATAGGTCTGTTTCGGGTTGTCGACGCCCTTGCCACCACGAAACTCAACGTGCTGCATTTTCTTGCCGGCGATAGATTCCAACGTCTGCCGGCGCAGGCTTGCACCCAATCCATCACAGTCCCAAATGTATACGTCAGCTTGTTCATTGATGGCGTAGTCCACTGCCCAGTCACAGCCCTCGTTCACATCCAAGCCAGCTTTTTCCTGCACGTCCAGAATCACTGAACCATGCCGCAAACACAGCCCCTTATCGTCCGGTCCTTTATCAGACGGATCGTGGGATACCACCTTCACACCTTTCGGCACAAAACCGAGCTTCACGTGTGCGTCAATAGCCGCATCGAACCACTCGGCCGGAATAATACTGTTTTCAACATGATCACTGAATGCGCCCTCCCAGATATGATCGTATTCGGCCCGCGGCAGATTCTCTTTGTCCCACAGACGTTCAGATTCGAGCTCCGCCGGAAACCACGGATTGTCTCGCCAGTTCATGACGATGATCAGATGCAAGTCGTCCTCATATATGCCATCACGTGTGAGTTCTTTCAGATACGGCACAATGAAGCGCTTGCTGAATGGATCGGCACTACTCTTGGGATTGGCCGTAAAGAACAGCTGTGAGCCTTCGGCACGTATGGTTGGCGTCAAGTCCTGGATGGACTCCTTGCTGAGTGTCTGCGCTTCCTCAATCCACGATGCCTTGAATCCTTGCGCGGATTTGACTGCACTGGAGTTCCTGGCAAAGCCCTTGAAACGAAAGCCACCGCCAGTCAGACAGTCGATCTTCTGCTCCATGCAGTTAAAGCCCTGCAGCTGCAATCGATCCTGAATCAGCATCTTCAACAGTTTGTGTACCGAGTCATCGATGGACGATTGAAACTCACGCCCGCAGAGAATATCAGCAGCCTCGGTCTGTGCCTTCATGGTCAAAAAGCCACCCATGCTCTCGCTCTTAGCCGAGCCGCGGCCACCAATCAGGACAATGAAGCGTTTGATGCTGGTCAGAACGGGCAAGAACTTACTCGGGACTTGGAGTTTCGGCACTGTTCCGCCTTATCAAATCTAGAGCTTGAAGACCAATATATGACCATCCAATAATTACACCAAGAAAAACGACGAATGCCGTTAACTGCCAATACCATGCATACATTATCTACTCCTTTGCATCTTTCACCAACAGGGCGATCGTCAGGCGATCGACGGTCACGGTAGGCACGTTGTGATGTATCCAAGGGCTTATGTGCACCAGGGTGCCTTTGTCGGGATGAAACGGCACGCCTTCAATCAATATCGGGTCGCACGCCTCCGGATAGAACAACATCACATGCTCTCTGTGTGCGTGGTCCGGCACCTCGCCGCCTACCGGCTTCCATACTGCAAACAACTTGTGCCAGTCATCACCGGGAACCGGACACTCAGCGCGCATCACCTTCGCCAGTAAATGCCAGCGGTCAGTCTTGGCGATCTCCTCCGCCTCAATTTTAGCCAAACGCATCAGCTCCGTCGTGTCCTCGGTTGAGATCAGGTGAGGCTTGCACACGCACCAGGATGGGTCAGTCGGCATGACCGGGCTCCACCACCTCCACCGTCCAAGCCATTGCAATCGGCTTGCCTTCAGCCCCAGTAACCTCACGCCGATCACGCCATCGGGTGGGCTGCCTGTTCTTCAACCAGAAAATGCCAGCTGCAGTATCGGGCGGGTAATGTTTGGTCAATTCAGTTTGCGTGATCTTGCCCTGATAATTGCTGATATGCACATCAGAATGTGAGTAGCCATTGGCACGCTGATACAAACTCTTGGCCACATTAGAATCAGCTAACTCCTTGCCTTCCCTTATGGACTCAAGAAATTCAGGGTGTTCGTTCTTCCAATTATTGATCGTTGTTTCGGAAACCCCAAAGAAATCAGCAAGATCCTTATCCGTCGCACCCATCAGGCACGCCTTCTTGGCCTGCTTGGATGTCTTCTTTGGATCGTATTCTGATGGTCTTCCAGCTGGCATTATTTAGTCCGCCTTGCCAACATGCTCATGAACAATATCAGCCATGCGCTCTTCCTTGTCGCCGTGATTAATGTCCCAAGGTCCACCACACCAATCACCATCGCTTGGACGCATCACAGTATAGTCCTCGTTGCCATCATCATCGAGTGTCTGCCAAATGACAGCAAACGGATATTTGATATCCCTAGCTCTCATCAGGTCACACAAAACAACAAACGCCCTACGCATATCGGCCTGCTTTAGTGTTTCCTGATACTTCGCTTCTTCTTCCACTGTTCGCTTATTCATGTTCCGCTTCCTTCCGTTAATTAATGTTCCGTTTGGTCAGTATAGATCCACGTGAAACCTCATTCAAACACCGGTCCTCGTTTCTTCCGTGTCTTCTTCCTGCGCTTTTTGCCGCCTCTGGCCTTGCTGAGTGCAATCGCAACAGCCTCATCTTGAGATTTACCGGCCGCTTTTTCCGTCCGAATATTGGCAGAAATAATCTTCCTGCTCTTACCACTCTTGAGGACCATTAACGTTTGCGGCGCTGCGTGCGTTTGGTTTTCTTCTTTTTCTTGCGACGTTTGGCTCGTTCCGGGGGTGTATGTCCTGGCATTAGATCCTCCTACGCGACTTGCGCGAAACCTAAATTCTTGATTTTATAGAAGTATTGGGTAAAAGACTGTGTTGACAGTCCATTATCTGCATTGAATGTAAGTACTTTTTTCTCCGGCGTCTGCAACGTATTATTCACAATCGCATTAAAACTGCCGGCAATATCCACCTGTATCGAAGTCGATGGCACCGCTATGACCGTCCAGTCGATCAATTCCTTGCCGGATAGGCAATCATCCAGTCTAAACCGTGCCGTTGTCGGCGTATAGGGATCGCCATTGTTATCCCGTGGCGTAATGGTAACAGTGACAGCAGCCAGCTCATTGTGTGTCGCGCTCATGCCTACTCCAGTGCAATTGGCAGATCATCCTCTTGTAGAAGAATACCACCATCTTCGGTAAGGATAAATCCAAGCGGCTGCGACGTATCCACAATGCCAATCGTAGCATTGCTTATCGACTGAAATGTCGCCCCTTGGAACGATTCAGACAAAAACGTGGCCGATCTCGAGGTGGATCTGAACAGAACGAAATGTGACCGCAGCAATGCCGCAGTAGCTGTAACACCGATAGTAGGCGTGGCGACAATCGACGTGGAGACGTCTAGGGCCTCATCCGGCACAGTTACCGTGATCACCTCATTGACCGTAATGTTGTAATCCGGCGCAGCAGTCCATGTTATCGTCACTACCGTATCAGACGTCCTGACCACAGACGTCACGGATTCTTTGTCGCGGACTTCCTTATTCCAACCCTTGTCCTCAAACTGAGCCGAGGTCACGCCGTTAAGGATGATCTGTCGAACTTGATTAAAGGATGCTCCAAAGACAGCCCAAGTGGCATTACTCAGTGTGATGGTATTTACGTGACTATCAGCACTGACCACGGGCTCTGTAAGCGCCGTAACCCCGCCAACTACAGCCTCTGCTGCTCCAACTACCTTACCGGAAAAATCCCCATACGGGCTGCGTGTACAGCCATACAGCCCTAATCGGGTAGTGATCATCAGACGATCACAAAGGAATCACCGCTAGCGGGCGCCGTGGTCACGGCCGTTACTGTGAGCGTTCCAGTAGCTCCTGCGTAGTCTGTAATATCGGATGCCTCTTGTGCGCCATTACCGCTAGTTATCACAACAACTCGACCAATAAAGTGATCATCTGTGGCTTCTGACAAATCAGTTTGCATTACTGTTGTAGTTGGAGTGCCTTCAAAAAGTCCGGTTTGTATGCCCAGAGCCGATGCTTCCAGATTATCAGCAGCCGCAGCAGAGGTAGAAATAGCACCCATATCTGAATCCATGCGACCTCCGACTAATGCGGTCGGCAATAATCCTGGAATAGTCGTGGCAGTATCGGCCAATATATCATCAATATCAGAGGGTAAATTAGCTGCATCCAGTTCGGCCAGTCGCGCCTCGGTAGCTACACTTGCAAGCGCTGCATTATCAGTGCCGCGCATTGCCGTGGTGGGAATGGCATCAACACCTGTTTGAACGTTTGCAATATCGGTAGCCAGATCCGTATCAGTAGGCGTACCCAATGTAGCAGGTAACGTTGTACCTGTATCCACCAGGATCGCATCAACACCAGTCTGATTATCGTCCAGTGTCTCTGTGACAGCACCACTGGCATTGTCAGTTATCTTCCAGTTACCACGAATACTTGCGTTGCTGGTAGCCGAGCAAGAAGCTGCCCAGATTATCTGACCATCGCCCTCAAAGGACGCCTCGTATGTTCCGGTGCCGGCGCCCATGTTCTCAACTGTCCAGCCGCCCGAATGGTGTCTTATGTGCAGAGTAGAAGCATTCAGTCCAACTCCAAAATCTATAGTAGGCGAAGCTGCTCCGGCAACTGCTGAGTGACATTGATCATAGAAGAAGTCACCAGTTTCGCCAAATGTCTGTGTGCCTGCAATGCCACAATTGAGACAATGGGTGTCCGCGGGTAATGTAACTGCTCTCATCTCGCATTCATGGAAGTGTTGTTCCCCGGTCGTATTTGTTGCGATACCTGTCACGACTGCATTGAAAAAGACGCTGCCGTCTATGTTCTGTCCGCCCAAGGCCAGCGTCCAGTTTTCCCCCATAAAGACTTGATTAGCTTGGGTTGCGGCAAGCGTTATGGTAGACCCGGAGGCTATTTGAAACTTGGATAAGCCTAGAGAGGCGGCTAGCGTATTAGCGTCGGCCATGTTATCTACTGGATTGAAGGCAGTACCGCTCTCGAAATCGGTAGTACCGGCAGCACCGTTGACCGTGTCGATCCATATAGCACCGCCTTCGTAGACGCCAAATTCTTGTAAATCGCGTAGTCTGCGTCCGGCAGAATCTGCAATGTTATGTGTAGCTCCAGTAAGAATCCGATCCCAGACGGCCGCGGCAAAAATTTCAATAGTGAACTCGTGTACAACTTCGCCTATGACAGATACACCACCGACAGTACCCGTAGAAATATAAACGCCATAGCTTTTGCCTGCTTCATAGCCATTGGCAGCGGTGGCAATAACTGTCCCTTCGTTCAGTCCGACAACGCTTGCTCGATTAACGCTTACGGTGACTCCTGCCGTGATTGGCGTAGCGTTATTTTCTTCCAACACAGAAAGAACCGGCGTTCCTGCTAAAACAGTCGGCACACCAGTTGCAAAAGCACGTGTCGTGAATTGAAACCTGAAAGTATCTTCTAGGGTTATATCTCTCATTGTCCTGCGAGACCTCCTCCCTTACCGGCGATTCCGCCTTTATGGGCTAAGCCACCAGAGTATGCAAGACTTGACATTATTCTGCCACCAACAGGCGCAGCAACCTCTATGGGGATTATTTGAGTACGAGACTGAAATATCTGATAAGGATTATGTTTGAGTATTTGTGCATGAGAGTTCAATAATCGCCAGTCATAAAAATAGGCATAATAGAGCTTTCCACGAAATGATAGAGCTGTGCTATTACGACCATCACCCAAGTTGGTAAGAATAATGCCACCATTTCTTGTCGAGGCCGATGCGAACTCAACACCATCATGATGAACTCGTATGGTGCATGCACCTGTACCAGCACCATCTGATGAAATTACCCAATCGTGATATCCAGTGGGCGTGATGCCAGTATCGGCGAATGATGTCGTGCCACCAACAGTAGGATCAAAATCTACTCTATCAGTCGCGCCGTCATCGGCAATGTTGATATAATCACTACCAATGTCAACACCGTCACCAAATAGCGCGCCGTGAGCCGGGTTACCGTCATCAATTCGATCAATTCCAAAGGCTATTGACCAAGGTTGCGAATCACTAAATGTAAGAGTTGTAAAATTAAACCCATCCCGACTTGCTCCAGAGGTTCTAAAATCAAAAGTTCTACCTCTCCTATTAGTTAACCATGCCGTAGGATTGCCTACATTCTGTATTGCGTGATCGCTCTTAACAAACTCGCGTAAAGTGTCTCCCATTCCATCATTACAAAGAAACGCCCGCAATAAACCTCTTGCAAATGGATGCGCATCATTTATCTCTAATGATACCGATCTGTCATATGGCCGACGAACCCACGGTATTTTGCGGATAATCGCCATTAGGCCGTAGTAAAAGTAATGCCCGTGGTGTTGACATCAGATCCAGCAGCCATTGTGCCTGCAGTATTATTGTGCAGAACAAGCATAAATCGTTTTGGCATAATTCCACCGAAAAATTGCGCCACACCAGCCGGTCCCCAGTGATAGCCTTGAGCAGTAGCAGGTGTGGTTGCTTCAACCTCGGAAGATACAAATAAAATAAGATTCGCTTTAACAAATGCGGTGTCCTCTACTTCTTCAGTAGCAGCATTGAATAAGGCATCAATACCACCTGTCATGTCGGTAGCTGTTTCGGAATACTGACCGGCGATGTATATATCGAGCGTATCACCAACGACTGGTGTCGTAGCACCAAGTTCTAATATACCGCCGCAAAGAACATCCATGTAAAGCGTAGATGTATTATCGAAAATTGCAGAGGTAGCGAACTCTCCGGGCGCAAGACTGGTTCCCCACGCTGTAACAGCAAGTGCTGCATCTGTGTCATAGGTAATATTGGTTACTGCCATCAGCTGGTCCTCTGCACATCAGCAAGTATTGGAACAGGAAGCCGAAGCTCGGCCGCCCTGCTGAATTGCTGATCTCGAATAGCCGCAAGAGTCGTTACTGTGGTAGAACCGCCACCAAAAGTATTCAAAAGCTCTTGTACGGCCATGTGAGCATTGCCAGGACCAACAACAACCTCAGCACCCAAACCCAATAATCGATCAACCCGCGTCTTATCTGAAACCGGCAAAGCCTGAAACTCTGCAACATCAATGGATTCAAATAATACGCCAGAACTAATGCTGGTCAGAGGATTATCGCGGTTTTCGGTTGTGATAGATGTTAAAAATTGAACGTCTGTCATTCCAGAATAGCTTCGGACTAACGGATCGTTAGTGCGTTCTTCCTGTAGATCAGCAACTTGTTTTGCTGTGTATGGCATTTTTAGCCTCCACTGCTGGCAACGATCTTGACTGGATTCAGACGCTCACGCGCTTGCAATGCATGTTTCTTAATTATATTCGACATAGCCAGTGCATCCTGCCAATGAACAACGATCGCTTTGTCATTCATAATGATAGCAACACCGTCGTTCGATTGCTCAACAGTAAATTTCATTTTTTGCTGGATCATTGCGGCTCCTAGGCTATTTTATATAGGCAATCAAATGCCAGATCCCATCGACAAAACGCTCAGGAATGGCACTCGGATCTTGAATCCGCTGCACCTCACCACATACCAAGCGAAACCTAGGATACTTGCTTGCATGTGTATGATCGGTTGCATGTTTCAATTTCTCGTCTTTATCCACAAATCCAACGCCTGTCGGCGTATCTCGTAGCCGACAGCATAATCTAACCAGGGATTGGACTCAAACTTAGCCAGCAGAAAGTCCTGCACTGCTATCAGCACAGATTCAGGGCCATACTCACTCTGGAAGGTCCGCTTGCCCATCGTCAGACTCGGGCCGAGTAGTCCGGACATGGCCTGCCGAGACCAGCCGTCCTGTTTTATCCCCAAATGATGCCATTCGCATGACGAGTAAGTCCGATGATGACCCTCGCGGGTAAGGCCGGACACCACGTGTTGCACGGTCGGCAAGCGTGTCCGGTTTAGGGTCAACAAACACGGCAGGCATGGCATGTGCTCCTTGATGGTTTTGAGGCGCCGCTTTTCCTCGGCCGTAGCGGTGGTTTTACCTACGATATCAAAACCTCCACACTGCCGGCCTTGATCGGATTGAATTTCTGTATTCTCAGATCAACAACTTCTGAATCATCCGAAATCGCGCCATATTCCACCAAACTATCGAGCAACGGCTTTATCAGATTATCTATGTCGCGCTTTCGTTTGTCAGGTGGGCGAACGCGTATATAGATTGAATACGGCCCCTCACCGCCCTTTGGCACAGCCTGCTCATACAAATAGACCATAGCCTCTTTCTTATAAGAGCGGCCCTTTCTAGATAGGATTTTTCGATTACGATCAACCGCGTAATATGTGTTTACAGTTGGCGGATAAGGCATGGTTATCATTTTTAGTATCCGTCAACAGGGATTGCCTGATAAACATGCGCCAGAAAAGCACCACCCTGCATTATGGCTGTGCCTACGTGAGTTATTTGCAACCCTTCTAAATCATCAATCGGATGCCCCGTGCCAAATACTCGGAAACTACGCGGAAAAGTAGGTTCTCCGGGTATGGTTTCCACCCACATTTTAAGCTCACCAAATTGTTCACCCACATGAACAAGCTTAGCCGATAGTGGCAAATCAATAACCGTTTCACCAAGGCCCAAATTGAATTTATGTACAGTTCTCATCATTCAAAACTCTCCACTTGTTCCACAACAGAGCGCAGCATATCGCCCGTGTAATTCTTGAGAACGTGTTTGATTATAACGTCGATCGTTTTTGCATACAGCTTCTCAAACTCATCTTCACTCATACTAGCAAATGATATCGACTTCGCCACTACTCTGGTACTGCCATCAAGGCGAATCCACTGATAATAGAAACCACACAAAATAATGATGTCGTAACGGAATTGATCGAAGTTCTTCTCACCAACCATGTTGCCTTCATCTGGGAGCCAGTAGTCAAACGCCAAATTCAACAACGCATAGTATTTTTTGTGGTATTCATAATTTCTGACTCTTTTGAAAGTCAGGCGTGTCGGCTGCCCAATCTTGATATGTTTCAGAAGTTCAGCATCGTGATCGGTCGCTGGCATTAACGTGCGTGCTGCTGTTTTCAAGAAAAAAGCGTCCATCAAATCGGTGGGCCAACCATAATTGCCGGCGGCCGCGGAATCTCTTGATCAATTGGTCGCCATAAATGCAGACAATAATCATGGCAATTGACGTGATCGGAGGCCAGCACGTGTAATTGCATTACGCACAGATCATTTGACCAAAAATCACACTTGATCTCATCCATGTCCTCATAGGTTGGTGTGCGTCCACGCCTAGAAACAGAAACATGTTCCCAATCTAAGCCATTCGAGAAGATCACTTTCAAACCACGTGGCTTTATCATCAATGCTCCATTCTGTGAATCACCACACTCGTATCCATCAAGAATCATTCGATACTGTTCCAGCTTTTCAGGACAGCCAAAAGACATCAGAATAACTCCCGCTGTGATGATCGCTCAACCAGGCGCCAGTAATGTTCCGGCCGGCCCAGGTAAAGTCAATCGCTGTGTGCCTCAGGGCGCTTATTAGCTCGTCGATACTTAGCCTTTTGTCTACAGGCATTAGAGCAATACCTCGCTGTCTTGAGTGCCTTGAATGTTTTGCCACAGATGGGACAAACATGATCCACCTTCTTTCGGAGTGCGGATAACTCGCCAGCCGCCCTGCTCATGTCCAGGCCGCTTCATATTTCTCCCTAGTAATCCACCCGGACCACTTGTTACCCGTGTCGTGATGGTTGATCCACTCGCCGGTATCTTCCCAACAGTCTCGTCCAAGAGTCGATTCATGTACCTCTGCGTACAAGTGGCAATCACCCTTTGATGCGTTCTTGAAGGCGACCGTCTTGGCCTCGTCAATAGTTTTGTGTTCAGACGTTTCGATCCATTGGTCGTATTCATCACGCTCGTACCAAAGCGCTAAATATCGTTTGACTGTCATTGCTTTCTCCACCAAACCAGATTGGAGTGTAACACACTATCGATACTGTGTCAATCAAGACCATAAGCCCTCTTGGTTAGTCAAAATTTCACCAATCCACATTTAGGGCAAGATTCGGTTAATCGGTTCATACTGCTGTGATCGCACTGCCGTGTAGACACAGTGATCGGATCTGCGTAGTCAATGGCGTGAAAATGGGCTGCATTGAGAGCGATGCTGCCATCGTCGTCCCTGTCGCCGCTCAACCAGCCGTAAGTAATGTCACGAATCGAGTCAAGTTGGGCCTGTTTGCGTGCGCCCTCAGCAGACAGTCTCTTAATCTCGCTTACTATCTCCGATGGCAGTATGCCCTTTGATCCGAGCGCAACAATAATCTCGTCCTGCTGTTGCTGGAGTTCGTCAACATAGCCACGAAGGGCTGAAATCTCGCTTAGCTTCTTGACCGCATCCATGTGGTATCGGCTGCTGTCGAATTGGTGGCGCTCGCCTTCGGTTACTACGGGCGCTCGGCAGGTGGGGCACTTATCAGTGTCATCGCGTCTACCTGATACAGCAAGAACAGCAGCCTCAAGGGCTTGCAGCGATGTCAAAATACCGTCATCTCGTTCGTTGAGGTCGATTAGATATTGAGCCGCCGCTTCGACAACAGCATCTTTGAGTGCGTGTTCAGTAAGCGCACTCTCTAGTTCGTCAATTATCTCTCGGACAGGGCCAGCAGGAACGGCCACAAACTCATTCTCGTATCCACCGATTTCCTCTAGCATTTCTCGCCAATTCTTACTCATCAGTTTTCGCCTGTGTGTCTGGATCACGCCCGGATCGGCGTTGCTTCCACCGGAATTTCCAGTAAAAGTATTCGTATGCAATGTAATTCTTGCAATGTTGGCAATGCCTAGAGAGCGCGAGCCACGCCTGCTGTGATCTAGTGAGTGGTACGTTCATTTCTCAGTGCGTCCTCGGTCGTTAGACTCCAAAGCCTTCACGTAAGCCCCTATGATTGCACGGGGGAGTGATTCGTCTGCAACCCAGGCAGCTGTTGTCCAGTCATTAGGGCAATATGTACACGCACAGTAATGCAGGCCCTTTTCGTCAATACCAACTTCCAGTTCGTGATATTCGTCGTCGGCCCACCTTTCCATCAATGCCCCGGCTACTCGCCAGTCACGGACGAAATGGTCTTCGCGTCCCATGCCCTTGAAGTAAACAAAGTCGTCAAGGCCGCTGCCCGGACGTTTTCCTATTCCCAACGCAATAACCTTGTCTGCCAGTTCTTTGTCAATCATTTACGAAATTCCGTTAAAAGCGCGTCGAGGCTAGACACGATATAAATCTGCCCGCCCGCAATGTTCGATTTGATCGTGAAAGTATCCGTCACGCATAATGTTGATGGCCGCAAATAGCAATAGGGCACAATCATCAATGTTGCCGACCCACCCCTCGCAGGTGGCGTCATTGTCCATTACGGCAGCGAAACTCATGGCCTTAATTTCGCCCTTTCTGGCCTGATCCAGCCAACCTTCGAGGATAGGGACAAGTTCTCCACCTCGAATTGGCGTCACGTTATTCATCCGATCTTCTCCAATTTAATTACCAGTATCCAATAGTCGACTAGAAAATCCCAATGAAATCAATCTGGTGCACAAGTATTTTGCAAGCATCATGTCAATTTCCATTTCAGCGCGTAGTACTAGAACAGTAATCTTTGAAGATGATAGTTGGTGTGAACTTTTCGTTGGCTTCCCACGGTATATCGGTTCAGCCGCCTCAACGAAGGGGGGTGGACTCCAACCAGCTTACTTACTGGCCCTCCGGTATTGCTACCTATCATCATCAAAATTCACTGCCCTCTTACTACAGAATATTTCTCACCCCACCAGTCAATCGCCGCCTCACGATACGTTCCAGGCCAGTCAGGTTCATAAACAGCAATGCGCTCACCAGTGAAGAACAGAAATTCGTATCCTGTCTCTCGCTGAAAGAACAGTGGCACACCATCCGCGCCAACCTTCGTAAGTTCGTTATCTTGCAGTTCTTGTATGAACGTCCAGTTTTCGTGAATTTTCAACGCTGTATCCTTAGAGCAGAAGCAAAGCCAATGAAAGCCCCGCCGCAGCTCCAAAACACCATCCAGATATAAACTCTAACTCTCTGTCACTCATTTTGTGCTCCTAAGACAAAATACTTTGAAGATGATAGTTGGTGTGAACTTTTCGTTGGCTTCCCACGGTATATCGGTTCAGCCGCCTCAACGAAGGGGGGTGGACTCCAACCAGCTTACTTACTGGCCCTCCGGTATTTCTGCTCATCACCTTCAAAATACTCTGTATGCTCACGACAGCAACCACGGATAAAGACATAGCAATACAACGACTACACCGGTAAACAATCCAATCGTCCAGGTTCTAAGGCCCTCAATATCTGCCGCAGAGGCAAGCGCACCAACAACAAAGCCCATAGCAATTACTACAAACGCGGCCAGAAAATTCACGGCGCGTGCCCAAGGTGGGCACGCGCAGCACCCGTTTCAGTAACGTCTGCGAGTTCGCCGCAGTCCCTACATTTCGCAGTCCCATCACCCTTTGAGCGGAAATCATGTGGTGGGCAGGTCTGTCCTTGTTCGTCAGGAAACTTTCGGCCATCTCCACCAGTACGCACACCGCACTTTTTGCAAATCACATACATTTTCCCGTTCGTAAGGTGGTCACATGGCGCGAGTGCCTCACCTACAGGCGGCAAATCATCCAGGTCCACCTCAACTAATTGAGGGTCTGCTAATCGCTCCTTGACAGTTTCTGTCAGCCTTGAGTCGGCAGGAATGCCGGTTGCTGTGCCGGTTGGATCACTGGCCTGACATGCGTCACAATCGCGCCAATGTTCCTTGTATGGGTAGCTAGTGCGTCCTTTCTCACGCATTATCCAGTACGAACATTTCTGTATTGTCTGCACAGGCGGGACATCAGGCCAACCGAGTGTTTCAATGGCGTCTATGACAAGCTCAAACGCTTCCAATGAACTGTTTGCATATGTGGCGACATCTGGGAACTCTTTACACGTCCCCATAGCGCATAGATCGCCGTCCTCGTCGATAAATGGTTTAACCTCAATATGCGGGAATCTCATTTTTCTTCCTGACCGGGCTGGGCAGGACTAAAAACGCCGCAGGACTCGCTTGGATCGTGAGGTAGATGCCCCCTTACTTCGGAAGATAGGCCCTGTTCGGCAAGCAATAAAACCGCACCAAGCGCAGCGGGACTATTTTTTTCAATAGCAAGTATCGCCTCTAGTGCCTCTTTCATAGATTCGTAAGTCATTTTTCCTCCAATTGATCGCGTCCGAGCTGGTCAGGCGGCGCAGGCAGCGGCATCCAATGCGTAACAAATTCATCGTCTATTTCTGCATACTCTGGTTCGCTCGAATCAGGGTAGCTCCCGTTATTAAACATTGCCCACCACTTAACGGTTTTGCCTCTACTGCCCGTCCGAATTGCTGGCACTACACAGGTGCCTAATTCATCATCTTTCCAGTCAATGTAAATTAAGATGGGTTCACACTGACGAGCAAATTGTCGGTGTTTCGGTAGTTGCTTCTTAACTGAAATCCACTTATTCATTGTTTTTCCTTCTGTCTATCGAGGGCAGTGGGAGTACATACTTCACAGGGCTCGCTCGGGTCGTGTGGCAAATGCTCTTGAACCTCAGAGGTCTCACACCCATACCACGCTTCTCGCGCATTCACCGACACATCAAAAGTGTTCATGCAGTCCATCAGGTAGGATGCCAATATAAAATCGGGCGTATTGCTCAGATTCTCTTGGCTATGCCGGTTGATTACGGCGCAAATTTCTTCTTCAAAGGTCATCATTTATCCCTCAATACCTCGACAGCACGCTCGAGAATGCCTGCTGCTAATTCACAATCATCTTCGCCCTCAATCTGAACGTTCCAGTGAACGAACCCGGTTGCACCGTCCCTGACACCAGTAATCCATGCCTCAATATCGTAATCCGGCGTTTTGAAGCGGCGCTCTAAGAATGATTTGCTCATTTCTCACTCTGCCTTGCGAGGTCAGAAATAGGTCGTACTCGATAATTGAACTTATCCCAATTCCATGTAGATTCATCACGCTTAATCGGACACCACCTACCGGGAGAATCTCTAATTTCAAATTCAATATGAAAGGGCCAGATATCATCGACCCACACCTCCATCACTTGAATGGCTCGTTTTGTTTCTGTCTTGTCCATCACTGTGCTAGCGACACAGAAGCGGGATGTTCCTCAAAGAACTTGATGATCTTCTCCCGATCACCACGCCCCGCTCTTTGCTTGAACAGCGGCATAAAGTCCTTCATTTCTCGGACCTCGATATCAGGATCGGTTATTAAGATGTCGCCCTTTATGATCATCTCAACCTGCCAGCCAGTCTTGGTTTCGATATTGACAAGCCGTACAAATGCGTCAGTGTCCTCATCTGACCAATGATCTGGCACAGGAACCAGCAGCCTTCTCACAATCATTGGAATGTAGTAGTAATTGCCAGTACCACCAGTCGTGGTTCCGGCATCTGTGGTCCACCCATTCGTTGTGGTTCCGGTGCTAGTTGACGAATCATTCCACCCATCCCAGTATCCGTAAGCCATTTCTACCTCCTATTTACGAAATTTCGTTAATCTGAACGAGCGAGTCCTGTTTGGGCACGATCTATTGCCCTAAATATGATTTCTGCGACTTGAGGGACGATTGCGTTTCCAAGCCCTCTAAGTCTGTCCACCCTTCTGGGTATCCCATTAGCCACTCGACCCACTGGGGGTTCAGCGGCCCATTCATAGGTTCCGTTGCCGTGATCGCGCCTCGCAGTCCCAGGCCCGCCTTCGGATTGTCTTTTCTTGGAAATGTCCGACCCGTCCCTATTGCATCCACTGCCGCCGACGTCGGCCACAGCCTCACATATCGTTTCAGTGTCATTTGACAATGTTTGCCAGTTTTGGCGTTGTAATTCCTCGCGTTCTTTTTCGGTTCGTGACTGAGCTCCGGCATTGGTCCTGATTGTGCCGAGTCCGGTGTGGGAAATAATCCAGACTCGTTCTCGTCTGTGCGGGGCATCAACGGCACAAGCCGGAATAACAAACGCTTCCCAGGTGTAGCCAAGTCCCTCCAGGTCAGCCAGCACTTCGTCGAGGCCCATATTGATATGTCCAGCAACGTTCTCGCCAAGCACCCAACGCGGCCTGAGTTCTCGTATAAGCCGAGCAAATTCCGGCCAGAGATGGCAGTCATCTGCCTCGCCTCGTCGCTTCCCGGCAACACTGAATGGCTGGCAGGGATACCCTCCTGTAATGATGTCCACATGTCCCACTGTTTCACCTGTCAGTTCTCGTACATCGTCATAAATCGGTACATCCGGCCAATGCTTGCGTAATACCTTCTGGCAGTAAGGGTCAATCTCGCAGAAACCAACGGTTTCCCATCCAACCCACCTGGCAGCAAGTGCAAATCCTCCAATTCCGCTGAATAAATCAAGATGTTTCAATCCTCGTAATGCTCTCGCGGAAGGCAGTATTCCCAGACATCTCGACCAAGAAGCTGTGAACACCAGCCGCCTTTCCAGCGCATTACATAGCGCAACCAAACGGTTTCCCCACCGACGATGGTGACTGGATACCACGCAAACCATTTTTCACATCCGCTCATTTACGAAATTCCGTTAAAAAGTCTGTCTTCGTCGGTCAGTCACATCATTGTCCTCAGACATAGCTTCCCCCTTTGTAGGGAGGTTAGGCCCTACTAGTGGCAGGTATGGTTCGCACATATTGTGTGCCTCCCACCAGGTTGTCAGGGGTCGACAGTGCCTGGGTTTGATTACACATGAGATTAAAGCCCTCCGGCATTCGGGTTTGAGTTCCACAAACTGCTTTAAAGGCAACTGGACACGGCTGTAATCTAACCGGGACATACAGCCTGTTACCCAAACTAAAAGCCTCTCCGCCCTTACCGGATCGTCGACTTAGGGGTTCATTGATATCCCCATCAAGGCTAGTGGTCCAATCACCATCAAAACAGTTTATTTTACGGTTAACCTGAGGAAAACACCGCTGGTTGGGTGTTGAGGCCGGCATTGACACAAGATGTTGTGCTAGACTTATCTTGTCTGGTGTCGGGTACCAACTTTCAACCAGATTTGAAGGGGCTTTCAGTGCAATACTGACGGCCCTTTCGTTTATTGAGACTACGCTATTTCGGTCAATCATTCCAGCACCTTCAATGCTGCTCTGGCGTAGTCGCCTATTTGATAATCAACCTTGTGTAAATGAAGCGCATTGAAAAATATCCACCCTTCATCGTCTGATGCCCATTTAATGTGTTCGCCAATGCTCGGTGTCTTTTCACGCATCCACTCCAACACCGCATAGTCATCATTAGCGTCTGTGAATGGGGTTGGTAATTCTCCCGCTGGTTCCAGCATTTGATGACTTGGCGAGTGCCAAACCTTAAAATCTGACATACCTTTGCTGCCATCTGTGAACTCAACTGGAAACGTTTGCAGGTAAAATCCCATTGCCTTAGCTAATTTGATTTCGTCTTGTTCAGCCATTACCAAGCTCCCACAATTCCACACACTCAGCTTTGCTGTAGGTATCAATACAGTCTTTCAGAAAACCCCACTTCTCATAAGGTTCTGCAATAACGAACAGCAACAAAGCCATAATAATCAACCCGACAATCACGCCCCAAATCTCATTTGAAATATCGTCGTCAGTCACTTAACGCCTCCACATAAGCCTCAATGATTGCGCGCGGAAGTGAAGTTTGAATTATCTTCACTTCCACATTAATTACATCAGGACTATGTACCCGATAATTCTGTTCTGCGCGATGCACTATTATTGGAGTTTCATACCTCTCTATCAATACCCCGGCTACTCGCCAGTCACGGACGAACCACTTTGCATTGCCGCTGTTTCCGCCAATGGCGTAATCGCCCTTCTCGTTTATCCAGTCGCTTTCCTCAAGGACTCTACCAATACCCAACGCAATAACTTTGTCTGCCAGTTCTTTGTCAGTCATTATTATTCCTCAGCCTGCAACACCAGCGCCAATGCAACTAATGCGTCCTTGGCTTCGCGCTTCAATTCTGGCGGAATCGTGTGATTCCAATTACACCATGCGCCATGTGGCATGACCTGAATATTGATCGTCAGCCATGTACCCGTTCTAGCCAAGCGTTCATCCTCGAACTCGCTGATCTTCTGTGCATACTGCGGCCGTACAGGAGGATGCCACGGCTTGCGCTTTTGCCAGGGCCACCAGTTCACAACCAACACTTTTGCCGCTTGGCCGCCCTACGAATCAGCCCGGTTATTGTGGATGATTTTGACAGCCCATTCTTTTTAGCAAGCTTTTCAAGGGCTTGCAGTTCTTCGGCTGTCAGGCGAAATTCCTGTCTGTAATGTTTTCTCTCCATGTACTTGATAATACGGTACGGTACGTGTAAAGTAAAGGTCTAATTAGCAGAAACAATACTGACAAGGACACTAACCCATGATCTTAAGCGAAGAATCAAAGGAAGCCCTATATACCTGCGGTATTCCGGAATACATGCATGGTGGAATTATTCGATATTACGAGAATTATATTTCTCCTGGTGATTTCTTGACTGCTGTTATCGATAATGATCTTAAAGAGGCTTGTGGTCGCGCTGATGACACGAACCGCCACCATTTATTCGACTACGTTATGTGGTTCTACAACCACGCACCTAGTGGAACTTGGGGGCGACAAGGAGCAGCGCATGATTGGCTTATGAAAGGTGCAGACATTGATGTCGTCACTCCACCGCTATAATGAAGGAACAAGTCATGACCCCATTAGATAAAGCAATTGCAGACATCCGTATTTATCCCCCGGCCACGCAGGGTCCACACTGCTGGCATGAAATTCAACCCGGCGACTTTGGGCCGGAATGGGACTATGAACTCGAGAACCACATCACCTTATGGATTATCACACCCATATCCGAGGCAGCACTGCAATGGCTCTATTGTTTCTTGCCCGAAGACTGCCCGCGGTATGGCGCCAAAGGTTTCATAATCGAGGCCGAATATCTCAATACTGTAGTCAAAGGCATGACACGAGATAAGTTGATGTCGCCCGAGGAATACGAAGATGCGATGCATGAGGCCCATATGATACAACTGCAATGGGACGATCGATGACTGAAAATGAAGCGAATTAGCGGGTAAGCCATGAATGATCAAGACTACATACGCAAAGCAGTTGAGCTGGCTGATGGTTTTGACAACCAGACCGATGAAGCCGGTGATTACATCGAAATGGATGATGCCCCCTATACCACAGTTTATTTGGATATTCCAAGACAAGATGATCAGTGGTTTTTTGACGCTCTAGCCGCACAGCTTGTGAAGCAGGTAGATGCAATGATTTTGTATCGTTTGCGAATAGAACCAACTGGAGCCTTTATGGATCACGAGGGAACGGGCGAACGAATGTCGGACTCTACTTTCGGTGGAGACCGCACCATGAACACCATCAAGGCAGTTGTGGACAGTGAGGTGCTTGCGGAAAAGCTGCCGATGATGCTTAAGAATCAAGCTGAGTAACATTGATAAGACCTGAATGGTCGAAACGCTGCAAGGCGTCTGTTACAGGCTATACAACCGAGGAGGTTAATCATGCCGTCAACAGTAAAAAGTAAGGGTGAGTCCAGTTTTGAACTGGTGCCGCCAGGAACACATTACGCAGTTTGTACGCGGGTGCTTAATCTCGGCGATCAGACCACAAAGTTTGGTGCAACGGCGAAACACTTCATCGGATTTGATGTGCCGGCTATTCGTGTCGAATGGGAAAAGGATGGCGTTAAGCACACAGGGCCAGCATTTATCGGCACACGCTACACCTCGTCGTTGTCACCAAAGGCCATCCTGCGTCAGCACCTGGAAGCTTGGCGCGGTCGTGCGTTCTCTGAGGAAGAGTTGGCCGGATTTGACCTGTTCAATCTGCTGGGTGTATCGGCCATGCTGTCGGTGACACACACCGAGGATGGCAAGTACGCCAATATCGCTGCAATTATGGGTATGCCGCCAGGTGCACCGAAAATTGAGCCAGAAAGTGAATTGCTCGGCTATGATCCATCGAGCCCGAATGCCAACGAGGTCTTTGCTAAACTGCCAGAGGGCTTTCAGAAAGCGATCCAGCGAGGGCAGCAACCTGTTGCGCCGCCAGCGCAAGTTGCAGTACCGCCGGGAACAGCACTACCAACACTGCCAGTGCCCAGAGCGCCAGTAACCGGAATGGTATCGTTAGCACCGGCATCAGATGAGTTCGATGACGATATACCGTTTTGATATCCCTCGTAGGGGAGTGTCAGGGCATTGGCTCGCTCCGGTGTCCAAGCATAGGGCTGGTCCGCCTATCTGACGAAATGGACAAGTGGCGTGGATGCTGTTGAAACTCCAACCCAACGCTCCACGCTGCTAACCTTACAATTGGAGAAACTGAAATGGAAAAGATATGCACAAAATGTAAGGCAAGGAAGTCGTTGGCATACTTTTACAGAGACAGACGCACAAAAGACGAACGTCGGAGTTGGTGCAAGAAATGTGATAACGCGAGGACCATCAAATATCGAAAAGCAAATATTGATCTTTGTCGAAGTTGGGAACGTACATATCCAATTAAAAAGAAGGCGAAATCTTGCATCCTTACCGCAATTCGATCCGGTCGTATTGTGCGCGGCAAAAAATGTGAAGCATGTGGAAACAAAGAAAAATTAAATGCACACCACGATGATTATTCTAAGACCCTTGATATTCGATGGCTATGTGTGCCTTGTCATCAAGAATGGCACACTAAACACGGACAAGGATTGAATGGATAAATTATCCGAGCTGCGCACCCCTTACAACAGGAGATAGACAGTGACTAAAATTATATTGCTTGCCCTTCTGATGTTCTTTGTTGGATGTGATTCTGGTGGGAATGTCGCTCAAAAATTGGCAGATGAATGCCCCGGAACAGTCACTATAATTTTCGGTCAAACAACATTTAATAAACACATTTCGGTCGAATGCCAATATGAAAATGATCTAGATGAAAATCAACAAATAGAGAAACAAAATGAGTGATTTTATTATGTATAAACCGATTCAATGTTGGCATTTCTGGCGCAGCCGCTTTCTAGTTCAACAGATATTGGGGTGGGAACTAACAAAAAATAACGATGGGGTAAATTCCATTCTTAGTCCACCTGAGCAAGTTTGTGAGCATTGCTGTAAGCGACACAAATACCGATGCATACGTGAGGTACAACTATGAGCTTTTTGTTCCTAGATCTGGAGACGATCCCCGACCAACGTCCGGGCGCTTACGACAAGATTCTTGAGAATGTGACTGCACCTGGAAACTATAAAAAACAAGAATCAATTGATAGATGGATTGCCCAACACGGTGAGGCCGAAGCACAAGAGCAATATCATAAAACTGGCCTTAACGGTATTGCCGGTGAAATCTGTTCCATCGCATGGGCAATTGATGATGGCGAGATTATTGGCTATACAATCCCGCCGAGTTTGCCTGAGGCCGGTCTTCTGGATGGTTTTTTTAAAGATGTACAGTACAAGGTGAAAAAGGCGGGCACTGGTGCACATCCGAGCCTGACTTGGATTGGCCATAATGTTATTGACTTTGATCTACGCTTTTTGAAACAACGCTGTATCGTCAACCAAGTACAGCCGCCATTCATCATACCGGCCGACGCCAGGCACGGCAGCCGTGACGTATTCGATACCATGAAAGCGTGGGCGGGTTGGAAGGGTTATGTCTCGCAACAGGCGTTGTGTGAAGCGCTAGGCATAGAGGGCAAGGACGACATGACTGGCGCCGATGTATGGCCCGCTTATCAGGCCGGCAAATTCGAGGAAATTCTGGCATATAACAAAAACGATGTCCGAATCGTGCGTGAACTATACCGGAGAATGTCTTGGGCATGAATGAACAGACCAGGCGCGATTACTGGCATTTGATTGTTGGTATGTTCTTGGGTCTGTTAGTCGCAGCAATGGGAATGTTGCTAAAGACGCCGACACAGGTAACACACGCTGAGTTGCAGCGTGAGTTCGAAGGTTATCGCATGTGTATGCAGGCGGCCGGGACTAACCGCTGTTCAATGCAACCACTGGACTTTGTGCGCTATGTGGAAATCAAGCATTTGCTTTCGATACCCACTGAGATAATTCAGAGAGAGAAATGAAAGACGATGAAATAATGGAGTTACACACTAAGCTGTACACTAAACTAATGCTGAACTTACCAGACGAGCTATACAGTCTTTGGGATTGCGAGTTTATGTACACGCTTCCTGACGGGAAACAATTATCTGTCATTGAGTCCAAACGCCCAGTGCTGGAAATAACAAATGATGCGCGCCACGAGATCAATCGTCTGAGGGCTGAGACCAAACATTTACAGGAAGCATTTCGCGTAATGATCGTGAAAATTGATGAGCAGCTGATGCGATTTCTGCACGATGCGCCAGAGCGGGAATACATCAAGATTTCAGACGATGAATGGTTTTTATAAAATGGCAGAGAGGAACTTGCCCTCCCTGCCACAAACGCGCCAGAAGTCTATTCCAGTTTCTTGATTTCCTCGATGATGGCCTTTAGGCGCTCATCGCCCTGATCAAACCAGTGCTGCACCTGCTCCTTGACGGCATTCGGCGCACCTTCCGTTTCGCAGATTGTTTGTAGCCCTTTCCGACCGCCCTCATACCATTTGCGAAGGCGATCAGAGATTAGGGCGTTATTGCTCGTCGTCGTCACCGCCCGATGCTGGCTCATCACTGCTTTCCACGGCCGCCTGTTCAGGCCACTCTGGTACTGCCACGCCAAACGAGTTGCACAGATAGAGTTGCGCAACCTCTTCCCGGCTTGCGCCGAAAGGGCCGGCGGCTACCTTGCGATCGAGGCATTCTGCGAGCTCGGGCGGAATTACTACTGAAATGATGATGTGGCCACTCTCATGTGTCATGGTTTTTCTCCATCGTGTGGAATTTCAAAACCGGCCTTCACCAACTCCATGCGAAAGTTGTCAATCTCAAGTTGAGCAAGGCGACATTCGCGCTCAGTTTCCTTGTACATAGTTTGCCATGTCTGAGCAGTAGCGGCCGACTGGCTAGAGCTGTACATTGCAAGCGCGGCAATAAGGGCAAAGATTACGCTAACAATCAGAGCAATGCCAGCAATGGATACAACCATCGACTCTCTACTGAACTTCTGGAATAAACGATTAAGCCGGTTGTTTTCCGCCTGTAGTTCTTCGACCATTTGCTTGCCTCAGCAGTTCTTTGACATCATCGCGGGTTTCGTCGCCTGTAACACGGATGTGTTCCATGTTAGCAGTAATCGTGGCGATTTGGATGTCATGGCTTCCCAGTCTTTCATCATGAGTGGTCCATCTGGTTTCCCAACTTTTTATCCAGTTCTTAATTATAAACAGAGCCAATATAACAAGACCGCTATTCAGCACAATTATTACATATTGAGCTTCTGACATATTATTCCATCCACTGGCTTGGTTTTGATGATTATACGCATACGGGAAATAATGCCCACTTGTTTTTTACCGATTGGCTCGTCTTTCTAAATCTGCGACAAATAGTCCAGTCAGGTGATCAATCTTTCCTTCGACGCGTACCATACTACCGTCAATACGAATAACACTTGACTCCATTCCTTCCATTTTTGCAATCAGTGTCGTGACCTCCTTTGGCGTTTGTTCGCCCTTATGCAGCGCGTCAACCTGGCGTTTTACTTCGCTTTGAATATAATATGGCACACCCCAAAATTGTGCACCGAGAAAAGCGACGATTGCCGCAGCAATTGCAAATCCCTTCATGATTTTACTCATTTGGCGGTTCCTCAATCTGTCGTATCTCTTCGATCAACTGCTGCGCATATTCACGATCGGCTTGCTTTTCCCGGCGTTGCTGAACTGCATATTTGTTGGCCGCTGTCGCGGCCGTGCGTTGTTCCTCAATGAGTACAACCAATTGTTGCTGCAGTTCACGCACCTCCTGTTGATGCGAATCGTCCTCATCGTGATCATCCCTGTCTTGAATAACCGGAAGATCAACAAGCCCCACCATTGTTACTGCGTCAATACAGATGTCAAAGGTTTCGAAAGCACTATAGATTGTCTTCACATGCTTACATCGAACACGCGCCGCGGCGTCGTGGTTGCCCCTGGCATCCAATCCATCGGCAATACAGGTGGCATTTTCCTCAAGCGTTTGCCAGCCGACAATGATGATACTCATGGCCTTACTTGCCAGGCACTGGTTGATATCGACGTCAAATGATCCCTGACCGATGGCAAATGCGCGATCACCGGCAATATCCAGAGAGTCTCTACCGAGCTCATTGGTGACAATCGTTTCCACTTCCGTATTGGTGATGTCGTCACCATAGCGATAATCATCGTCAGCACGCGCCTGCACACACCACGCTAGCAAGAACGGCAAGGTAAAGCCCAACAGATAAGCGTTCAAATTTCGCATTTTCACAACGCGATTGCTCCCACTACAAGAACCCACATGCCGATATTCTGCCAGAAATTATGACGGCGCTCATCATCAAGCATTTCAGCACGCATATCGGCAATATTGCGCTGTGCCTTGCCAGCATCTACCAAAGCATTTCTGGCCACTTTCAGCTGCATAATCTGCGCCGCGTGTTCATCTACGTTTGCCTCATTGGCCTCAGAACAGACCCGATAGACCTCCAAAGCGTTGACGCCAGCCTCATCATAGGCAATTTCTGCCGCTGTAGCCCGTGTCGGTAGCGGGAACGGTCCACAGTCCAGTGCGGCGGCCGCTGGCTTGGTATCAACAGTTAAGCCCGTCCAGGGGCTCTCAGGCGGCGTGGTGGCGCATCCGCTAAGGAGTAGGACGACGCCAATTATCGAGAATATCGCCAATCGGCTCATTTTTTCCAACGATCAACAATATTAGCAATCGGTTCATTCTTCTCTCGTATCTGAGCGCGGCGTGCCTTTGCTGTCATATTGCGTTCTTTGGCCCTGGCATTATGTAGTTTAGCCTGAGTATTGGCTTGTTCTGCGGTCTCGATGCCCTTGACCACATTACCCTCCTCGATCGCCACCGCTTTACCTTGCCATTGCTTCGCAGTCGCTTTCTCACGTATCGCAGCCCAGGTGGCAAGCATCGCAAGAGCTGCCAGCCCAAGAGCTGCGATCGGCGCCCATGCGGACTTCAGCCAGTTCATTTTTTCACTCTATCCGATCCTTAACCCAGTAACCGATCGCATTACCGATCACAAGAACCGCGGCAGCTTCCACGCCTGGCGGGATATCTATCTTGAGCGCATAACCAACGACAAACGCGATAATCGTAATGGCTCCGCCAGCCTGAGATGTCCAGAATTGTTTGCGCGTCATGCGCTTGCTGTTCTGAGAAACGAGCACTTGAGTAGTCATGTGAGTCTCCTCACGCCCAATAGGCGTTTGGTTGGATAGCGTGAAATTTTGACTGTATCAGACTGATTACCACCCAATACCTCAATAAAACCATTGAAACGGCCGGCGTAAAAGCCAACGTGTCCGGGTGCGTCGATCACTTCGGGACCGGGTTGTTCGCCCTTACCACGTTTGAGCACAATGATGTCACCGGGCTCGGCGTCATCGAGCGGGATACCCTTGCCGACCGTTAGCCAAGATCGCGCACGCAAATCCTTGGAGCGTGGAAATCTGACGTGCCAACAGATCCAATTTACAAATCCGCTGCACCATGGAACCTCATCATTGCTCGGCCACTTGGCGTCAAGTGTAAGCATGGCCATAATCGCAGGATTGTCGACCTTACCGCCGACCTCCTTGGTGTTGACGTATCGCTCGGCAATATCAAATGCATGTTCTTTTGTGAAATTCATAAAGTTTCTCTAAGTCACCGAAACGGTAATGCCGCCATCAGCACCTGATTTTGCCGTGCAATACCAATTAGTTCCATCAGACTCAACTTCAAGAAAATCACCAACCACTGAAGCGCTGGCAACAAAATTAAGCGTGTCTTGCGCTGAGAAAGAAGTAAGTTCTCCAATAATATCAAGAAAGGTTCCGAACAGAATATTAGCGCCGGCATTTGTAGTAATGATGTATGCGGTGGTGGGTGCTGTTTTTACAATGAATTTATATTTCAATCCGATTGCTGGCGCGGGCAGAGTAGAAGTAAAACCGCCAACCAAGTCTAGATAAAACGTCTTGCCATTTTCAGCGGCAGTAATGACGTTTGTTGTGATAACAACCTCTTGCGGCAAAGTAATTGCTCCATTAAAGTTCCAATCAGCTAATGCAAAGTTTGGATTAACAGTGGAACCAAATTGCACCGTATCATTAGGCGCCATTTTGACGACTGAACGGGCAATTCCTCCGATTTCTTGCATGTTAAGTGGAATATTATTAAGCAATTCCAGTGAGGCTGCGTTGAGTCGTACATTTGCATCAGGATCGGTTCTAAACGTCAATGTGCCTAAATCGCTCAGATGGGTAGAAACCGCACCTCCAGCAAATCTATGTAAAATCAATTGAGTCCTGTCAGTGCCGGAATTAATACGCACAGCAAATGTCTTTTGAAATTCCGTACGAGTGCATATAAGCTTTACACCACCGCCATTTGTTGTGCCGTTTCCGAAAAGGTCATAACAAAAGTCGAATGATTCAACATCAGTAAAAGCAATCACCGTCTCGGCAGCAAATTGACCAACTTTCACACCAACAGAGTCATCTACAACCACCCCTTCCCCAATTACCGAACCACCATCAATTACAGACCCGAAATCACCATTGCCAGCGCTAACACCAGTGAACTCATAGCCGGTTTTATTATTAAAAAGAAACATGTCTACAAATTTATTGAGTCCTCCAATTTGGCCGGTCCTGGCCGTCATTTGTATACCAGTACCCGATTTGAATCCTTGTACAGCAATGTTTTGAAAGCGACCATTATTTGAACTAATTCCTTTCAGCCCAATGGCAGTTGCAGAAGTAATCGCAGCGCCGCTTGCTTTAATACTAAAGTTGTCGAGAAAAACTTTGAATATTTTTGATGAAGCACCCGGATCAATTAATAGAGACGCTCCCGTTCCGGTGTAAATTAATTCAGACGTTGACGTGATATCGGCAGAGGATGAAACATCCCCAATAAACGATGTTGTTTTGCTAATAGTGATTGTTGTTGTACCGATGAAATATTGGTCCAACGGAAGGATGACTTTCCTGTTAGTGTTCACGGCTTTCTGAATAGCGTCGGCCATTGGCGTAGTGCCGGGGTTGGTGTTCTCTCCGTAACGTATGACATCGCCCTGATCTTGCTTGAAATCTAAATCATCATTACTTAGGCCTTCAGCAATCTCTGCAGCCGATATATTATAGGTACGCAGAAATTTTCCGAATCCAGTCTTTTTTGTTTTCTTACCAGGATTATTCGGATCATCAACGACCGGTAATACATCCTCTGGAACAGGCGTATCTAATAATGGAAGCGCTGTAATCCGTTGGGCAATGTCATCTGCCATTATTTGTCACCATTATTCTGTGATTCTTCAAGTTGATTAGCCGCATTCTGAATCTTTTGAACTAACAAAACACCAATTGCTGCGACATTCAGACCATTAGCTCGAATATGCGTATCAATAGCATTCAAGACATACTGCAGTTCATCCTTTGAAAGTTTCATATTGGTTATCCACCAACTCTGATCATTAAAAAGATAATTGATGGTACTCTTGGTGCGGTTGGCGGCCCGACGACCGGGTCGGTATTCTTCAATCCCATGCCTACCGCCGCGTTACTTACTACCTGCATCATTCGTATTTTATCGCCAACCTGTAACTGAAGGGTGATTGCAGAAGCAATAACATCGGTGATATCGGAATCTTTAATCGTTAAGGTAATATTTGAATTGTCTTCATCGACAAATCCAGAGCCTCTATCGACTTGTAAGAACATATTGAAATCTACTTTCAGGCCGCCCGCATCCTTGCCGACTTGTGGCTGAGCGATAATGGAGTAAGTTCCTTCAAATCCCGGTAGTATTTCTAATTCGCCAGTATTAAGAGTTGTCGAATGCCCGATCCCGTTAATCGAGTCGTGGTTAGTGTACGTAATAACTGTCGGATTAGTATCCGCTGGTATCTGGTCGATGATACTATGAAGTTGGGCAAAAATAGTACTAGACCTAGCAACGTCCTCTGCCTTAAATCCGATGTAAACATTTCCCAAATTAACAGTATTGACACCGTTAATAACTTCTTTAATGGCGATATCTAAAACTAAAGTTCGTAACCCGTTATATAGGATTTCCGGAACAGCAGGATTTTGATTCTGTAAGGTAATCAGACCGCCTACATTATTCGCCGCCAACCGTAACACCGATCCGATAAGTCTCGGATTTCCATCAGGTAAGATAACTATATAGTCCCGCTTCCCTTCTGGGATATTTATCTGCACCACATTTGCTGCCATCGTAGCCGCGGCCAAGGTTTTTGTAGCGGCTGCTTCGAAAATTGTCACGCCGAAATTGTCGTGATACGAAATCCGATCAGCGCCACCAGTAGATCCACTACTAACTATTATCTGCGTCCCTAAACCGCCACCATTAACAAGAAATAGTGGAACAAAAGTCGTCAGTATTCCGTTGATAAAT